GCCTCATCAACCTGGCCGTCGGGCTTCTTCTTCATATTTTTCGCGCAATTCTCTGCGGCCGCCTCGATCATGCTCAACGTCTCGGGCGGGAACATATTGATGGTCGTGCCGAGCATGTAGAGCGTCTGAAAATACTGCCAAATCGCCGCCTTGGTGTTCTCGGTGCACTCTTCGGTCTTCCAAATCTCATGCAGATTCAGGTTGGCCACGACTGTATTGGTGTCGCAAAAGAACGCAGCCGAGTCCTTGGCCATCATCTGGTTCGTCCATGGGGAAATATCCTTCATAAATTTGTCAAAAGATTCGCGATTCGCTGGAGCGGCCTGGGCCTCCTTGATCTTGGGCTCATCGGGGAAGGTCTGCGCGAGTTCACCGAGGAACTGACCCCACATCTCATTGAAAGCAGAGAGGGTCGTCATTTACATTTAAAATAGAACGTTTTCCTTAAGTTAAAATGGTTCTTTCATAATTGGCTCGTGTGAGCCCTGCCCCTGGCTGACAATAAAGTAAACCAGAATACCGACCAAGAAAGCATTCTTGAAATAGTCCGAGTTTTTCACTTTGCCCTCGTTGTTCATTTTGGCCTTGACGAACACGTAAGCCATGACCGCCGCTGCGGCGATGATGGCCGCACTAAAAGGCTCTCTGAAGTAATGCTCCATAAGTTCTAATAGTTTACAACATCTTATTTAATAGATTTACGCGCCAAGCTTCTGAATATTCGTAGGGGCATCGTCGAACAGCGTCTGCTCTGGGAGGCTGGGAGTGCCTCCCGGGGTGGCCCCGGGCACATTTGGAGGCGTGAGACCGTCGGTCGTTGTGACCATGTTGTCCACGCCACCTGGAGTCTTGCCAATCTCCATACCCGCGCCACCACCGCCGGCGGTTCCCGTGGCGTCGTCCGACGTCGGCATTGCATCCATTTCATCCTGAATATCGGGAACGTCTTCGTCCTCCTGCTCGGGGTCCTCATCATCGTGATTCATATCCAGGTCCTCACCCGCTGCAGGCATTGGCAGGTACGTGTTAAGAATCTCGGCCGTCGGCACGAGGTCCTCTATCACGAGGCATATATGCTTGTGGAACCGCTTGTTCAGATCCTCATTACGCTCAGACTCGCTATTGTTCTCGCTGATGATGTATGGGCTCTCGTACAGGTCCCTGGCACAAGCCTCATAGCACCTCTGGACAAACACGTCATTGGCCGGGAGCTTGATACTTATCTTCTTGGACTTGCGGTCGGTTCTAATGGCGCTCAGAATCTTGACGTGAATCACAAATACAGCCGCGAGGAGGTTTGGGAACAGAGACTGGTTCTTCATGATCGCTTCTGTATTTTTGAGTGAAATTGAGGAGTTCCACGTCTTGACACCCCGTAGAAGCTCCTGGAAGACCCGCGTCGTGTTCTTGCCCTGAGATTCCTTCTTGGCCTCGAGCCAAATCTCCCAAAAGGCCTCGATCATCACGGGGATCATGGCATCACACAGTTTCTTGGTAAAACGGCGCTCGGACTCGTTGAGGATATCCATGCTATAGTAAGTCCGCAGGACTTATTTGCGTGTGAAGAGACGCATCACTGGACACGAGAAGGATCAAAGACCTTTTTGAGGAAACAGATATGGACCGAGAAAAATTCGTTGGGTCATAGTATGTCTTCTCTTCCAGTGTTCCGTCTACAATCCCTGGCCACCATGCCCAACGTGACCGCCAGGGACATTCGCAACTATTTTCGTCTGAAAAATAAGTCCAATCCTGAGGCGAACGCGTTTAGGCGGCGAATGGGCCGGCTCCTGGGATTTCCTGTGAACGTGACTCCGACGTGGGCCGCGATAAATGTCCAGGCGGGTTTCGCGCCTTTTGCGAGAAACGTCGAAACTTTCACGGCGCGACTTCTCGGAACTGGTGGGCGGGGCCATCGGAACGCACGGGGTGCGACTCATTGGCCTGGTGGGAATCCTTACACTTATTTCAGTGGACCCGTGGTTAATCGTCGGCATAACATGAGCCCATACGCCAGTGTGTTCCTGGCTGCCCCGCCACTCCGCAAACGCGCGGGAATGATCGCGGTCGGCCTGACTCGCCCACCCCATAACGCATCCGGCCCACAGGGTCGCATCCCATTGAACCGAAACATGGCCAAGATGATCTCCGAACTCGTTCGGAAGCTGGAACTCGAAAACGCCCGGCGCTCACCGCGTGCGCCAGTCCCGAGGACGCTTCAGGCGGCGTCCCCTCCTCGAGTGCCGTCCCCTCCCCGTAGGCGGAGCGTGAGATCTCGGTCGGCGCCGGTGAAGCGCTGAAGAAGCTACTTCTTAATTACACGCAACTTCTGAGCCGTCTTTTGGAGGTTCACGAGACTGGGTAAAAATATCCCAGGATCGGCAGTCTCAGCCTCCGCGTCTTGTTCTGGGTGAGTGTGGCGCCACGTCACCTTTAGGTCAAGAGGTCCCACCATTTCGACTTTGTAGCCGAGGCGTCCCAACTGCCGGGACATGTAGACGACCGTTGCGGCCAGGTCATACTTTGGGTATCCGACCAAAAATGTAGGTACGCTCAGAAGCGCATGTTTTCTGCCAATCTCTACAGAGTGTTTAATTTTTCTAGAAAATTGCTCGAGCAAAGCCTTGTAGTATTCCTTCTTTGCGGCTGTCCTCTTCTTTTCGGCCGCCAAGATATCCTTGGCCGAAGCAATTTCCATCTGTAATTGCCTTCTAATAAGATGGGGGCGGCCCTGGCGCGGGTGCAGACGCCCCACTCGCCAACTCGCGTGGAGTGCCGATCAGGCCACCGGGTGTACCCTTGTTCGCCTTGAGAGCATCTCGCAGCTGCTGATCCAGGTTGGACTCGATCATCTCATAAGGCTGGTACTGGTCTGGTTGGTAGCCTGGGTTGGCAGCATCACCAGCTACGGCCGTCTCTGAACGGCTCAGAATCTGAACGGCACCGTCTTCACCGACACTCGCGCTGACGTCATACTGAGTGCCATAGTAACCCTCGGTATTGAAGAACATGAAACGAGCGTCATACTTGCCCTCACCCCGGCTCTTGATGTACAGGGTCTCCAGGGGGTAAGTGGTGGGCATGAGCTTCTGGACGTGTTCGATGATGACTTGCGTCACGTCAGGGGACACGGGAGCGTCACTGGGGCCGAGGCCCGATGGGGACATCTCCGTAGAGTAACCAGCCCCCTGACGGCTATTCCAAAACATGAAAAGAATTAACGCGACCAGCAACAGTATGATCAGGTCCTTCATTACCATTTACTGCGAAAAAAGATTGATTGAAAAAAACTCTGTAAATTCAAATGGCCTTGCTGGTCTACTCCGACAAATGCAAATGGTCTCAGGAGATTCTGGTATATATCAAGACGCAACCGGCCCTCCTTGAGATTGTTCGATTTTGGAATGTAAATGATCAGGGGCTCCCATCAAAGAAAATTACCCGTGTACCGACCCTCGTCACGAACGATGGTAAAATGCTGGTCGGTAAGGAAGTCCAGACGTGGCTCGAGTCCATGGTCCCATGTGATTTCGAATCATGGGAAAATGGCGCTGGGGCCAACCTCGATGGTACAGACACTCCAGACATGTTCGAGATTGAACGCTACGGAGAATCGCTCCAGCCCCGCCTGACTCCTGAACTCGAGGCGAGGATCGGAGGAGACGTCCAGGACGCTTACCAGCAAGTAGGACAGCGTTAAAGAAATGAAAACCTTTGAAACCAAGAATGCATCTGAAGACGATACAGGCTTCGGCCCTGAAGTCCGTCTTCGAGGTGCTCAAGGACATCATCAATGACGTCAATGTGTATTTCACCCCCAGTGGAATCCACATTTTGACCCTAGATACGGCCCGTGTCACACTGGTGCACATGAACTTGTCAGCCGAAAACTTTGAAGAGTACGATTGCCCTTCAGACGTCGTCGCCGGACTCAACATGGCCAATGTCTACAAGTTGCTCAAGAGCGTGTCGGGGCAGGACACTCTCGACGTCAACATCGTTGGACGCGATTATATGGACCTCCTGATTGAGAATCCAGTCAAGAAATCAGCAACTAAATTTCGTCTGAAATTGTTGGACATTAACGAGGACATCATCGAGTTCCCAGACATTCATATGAATGTCGTGACGACCTTGCCATCCGTAGACTTTCAGCGAATCACGCGCGACATGGGTAACCTAGCGGTGGAGATGGACATCGTGCGGGACGGCACGTCCCTTATCCTGAGCTGCAAGGGTGACTTTGCCGACCAGATGACGAGCATAGAGTTTCCAGACCCTCCAGTCAAGCGCACGGGTAACACCTTCAGCCTCAAGTATATCAACCTATTCACAAAGGCGACCAATATGTGCTCGAGTGTCCAGCTCATGCAGGACTCTGAGAATGAGAACATGCCAATTATCTTCAGATATACAATTGCTAATTTAGGAGATTTGAAGTTCTATTTAGCTCCTAAAATTGATCCTTAAAAATTAAACTTTATTATCACAGATGGAGGCTCGGTTCAACACAAGAGTCCAAGAGTGCACGTCTCAAGATGAACTGGCCGAGTACCTACTCGACTGTGTTAACATAATAAAAGACTACACGACCGAATCTACAGAAGAGGTGAGTACCAAGCAGTTGCTTAATTTAAAGGTGTCGAGTCGCAAGGGTGTCCAGCGACAGGACATTTACAAGAGGTACATGACCGAGGTTGAAGGGCAGTTTGACGCGTGTCCGAAGGGTCAAGAGGATCACCAGAAACCATGTAGAGGATGTGGCGCCATGTACATGCGCGTATTTGATGAGGTGTCGAGTGATGAGGCTTGTTCAAAATGTGGGACGATTGAATACGTCCTCTGCAATGAGCTGGGCTTCAAGGAAGAGCAAGAGATGGAGAAGAACGTCGTGTACTCGTACAAACGCGAGAACCACTTTAACGAGTGGATCAGTCAGTTTCAGGCCAAGGAGTCAACGAGTGTACCGGATATAGTCGTTGAACAGCTTCGGGCCGAGTTCAAAAAGCAAAAGATAAAGGACCTGTCGGAAATTACGCACGAAAAGGTGAAGACTTTATTGAAGAAACTGAATTGGGCCAAGTACTATGAGCACGTGCCCTATATATCGACTATTCTAAACGGCATCCAGCCGCCTACAATGCCTCAGGCGCTCGAGGATAAGCTCAGGCTTATGTTCCACAAGATACAGGCTCCTTTTGAGAAACATAAACCAGCTAATAGAAAGAACTTTTTGAGTTATTCATATGTTTTGTATAAGATGTGTGAGCTGCTAGATCAAGACGAGTTCCTGCCATGTTTTCCGCTGCTCAAGAGCAGAGAGAAGCTCTACATTCAAGACCAAATTTGGGAGAAAATGTGTAAAGAACTACATTGGCAATTTATTCCGACAAACTGAAGGCGGTTAACAGTCAATCTGCTCAGGAATAGGTTCGACGGGCTTTTCCCGAATTATGGTTTCAAATTCGAGAGACCCCTTCTTGTCTGGGAAGTTGATGAGGAAACCCTCTTGCAGGTCGAGGAGCTTGAGGTAATTTTGGGTCTGAATTCGGTAAGTCTCGTTGAGCTTACTTACCGACTTGAGCTCTATGACATATTTGCGTCTCACGATGAGGTCGGCTCGGACGTGACCGACGTTCTGTCCCGCAAAGAACACGGGTACAATCCGTTCCGTCTCGTAGTAGAGACCCAGGGACCTCAGAGCCACCTCAAAGGCGCAATGGTACACGGACTCGCTGTAGCCCGGTCCGAGGGACGCCCAGATTCCTTCGGCAATTCCACGAAACTTGGATTCCATTGTGTACTCCATGGTTTTTAAAGTAGAATGCCTTTTAATAAGGGATGTTCTGGATAGGACACTTGGCCACCACAAGGTTGTACTTTGGCCCTTTACAGTTGGAGGATGCGTTTTGGGCGATAGCCCCTGACCTTCCAATGGCACTTTTTTTGTCACCCGGGGGGGGCTTTGTGGACCCAAACACGCCTTGGCGGGTGATAAAAAACTGGTACTCCTATACATATTTTTATAAGCTACCCCACTCTTTATGGTTTCTAATTTTAATTCAAAATTCAAGAGCCAGATATATTTACATGTTCCATATCCTCGTGGACCTATTGAGTCACACAGGTGAGTGGTCTATTGAACCTTTTTATCCGATGGGCCCGGCTGTTCACGGGATTTGGGACCCGGTTGAGTGGGTCTAATTTATATGAGACATGTTACCTACATTCCACTGTCTAGGTGAGTTGGGTACAGGTGGTAAAGGTAGTGGTGCGGCGATGCCATTGGCCACATTTGAAATTAGAGCCATAGATCGGTCGGGTGGGGGAAGCGACAGCCTTTCTCTGTACGCGATTCTAAACTGATCCGCAACCACTCCGGCAACCTGCACCGTGACGTTCTGTTGGTTCGTCACAATTCGTTCCCAAGCTTCTAGTTGTGCCCTCAGATTCGCCGCCTCTATCTCCGCTATTCTGACCCGTTCATTGGCGGCTAATTGTGCCGCGGCAACCCGTTCATTGGCTTGGGCCCTTGCAACGCCTATATTTCGGTTGCGTGTCGCTTCCGCCGCGGCAACCCGCTCTTCGGCCTGAGCCTTTGCAACGCCTATATTTCGGTTGCGTGCCGCTTCCACCTCCTTCACCTTCGCAGCCGACTCCTCTTCAGCTTTTCTAACTTTCGCTTCAGATGCTTTCACGTTCGCTTTGTAAGTTAACCATAATTTACCAGCAAATAGGAAGCCTGCAGCTATTAGAACTGTAGCTATTTCTTTGTAAAAAAACTGGACAGCCGCGGCACCAGCCGCTACTTTACCAGCCCCGGTGAATACGGCCGTCGCCGCCGCCCCTCCCATGGAGATCAGACCCGCAGACAGCCAAGCTGGCGCGGTCGCAATCACGCCGCCAGCACCTCCAATACTCAAAATTACCACCCCAATACGCATACCAAGTTTTAATCTTGGATCCACGACTTCCGCAGCGGCGGCTATTTCATCACTCTTCTTCACCGCCTCCGTCAATACTCGATGAGGCACCACCTTTTTGAGTAGGTTCCATGCTGCATGCATACTTGTTGGTGATACATATACAGTTGATATACCGGCCGCGGCAACTGCTAAAAGCGCCACCTTTTTAGGATTGTTTGAAATAAACTGTGGCGTCAATCTTCTCAACTTGTTCATATAACTGCGGCGATTACCCTTGTTTTGACCCCCGTTGTTTCCAGCGTTCGGTGATTTTCTAGAAGCTGTGGCTCCACCCCGCCGTCTAAGACCTGAAGGAGTCTGACGCACAGCACCACTAGCGTTGTTGCGTTTGGTATGGGCGCTGTTGGCGTGTTTATTAGCGTTTGCCCTGAGTGCCGCCACACCGCTCCTAAATTGTACAAGAGCGCTTATTCCAAAATTTCCAGCCGCCTTTGCTTTCAGCTTGTTCGCTCTGGATTTCAAGTTGGCTATTTTTTGTACATGATTGGTATTTATAGCAGTCTGAACATTTTGGGACTGCCCGTTTTTGGCATTGCGAGCCTTTTTCAAGGCTCGCTCAATACCATTTACATGATTGGAAATCTGTCGGCGAACAGTATTCGCATTCTCCATATATACTGCTCAATATTTTTAACGACCATAAAGTCTACCAAGAGCACCCTGGTTTGCGCTCGTGGCGCCCCAGTTCTGGGCCGCACGAGCGCGAGCGAGTCTGGATATATACGCGGCCATACCACCCATCGCAAGGGCCGCCACGAGAACCACCCAGCTCACGGCGCTAAGACGGCGAATAGGGGTGTTTCTCAGAATTTGTTTAACCTCCTGATTGTTTCCTGCGCGTATGGCGCGGTTGAGGTTGCGCTGAACCGCCGCACCCTGAGCATTTCTAGGCGCGGCGTTTGGAGCGTTCGCCAACTGATTGATGACCGCATTGTTGTTCAGGGCCGCACCGGCCAACAAATTGAGGCCGTTACCTCTGTTGTTGTTGTTGGTGTTAGCCCGTCTGCCCATACCAAACAAACCCTGAATGGCTCCTCTGCGCTCGATCTCGGTACGCCGGAGTTGACCAAGACGTGCGCGACCGTTATTCATTTTGTATTGACTTTATATTTTTTTATGAACTTCCACGGGGTAGAGTTGGCATACCTGGAATTCTATAGCCAAGGGGGTCTTTCATATACTTGGCTAAAATATCACCTGGCTCGGGAGGGGGCATACCCTGCCATCTGGTTCCGTTCACAAATTTAGGCCAAGCCTTTACAAAAGCTGGTCTCATTGTAGAGTTGGTAGCGGGTACGTTTGGAAAGTGTTCAAGTAATGGTAGTCCCGCATTGGCCAATTTGAGCATTGTATTGGGCACTCTTATTCCTTTATTATGTAAGGCCCTTAATTCAGCGGGTTTCAATGGTGGCTTATATCCTATAAACTGTGTAGGCTGTGGACCGAATTTTCTTCCAGCAGCTTTTTCACGATTAGCAATTGCCGAAGGTTTGAATATATTCATTGGGAGATTTGATATTCCTAGCTGTGCTAACACGGTATTGGTGAACCCACGGCTTCTCAAAGTTCTGATGGCCGCGGCGTAATTTTTATTAGTTGGACGCCATGGAACGTTGCCACCGGGAAGGCGGGGTAGTGTGGCGAAACGCTGGGTACGCACATACGGGTCATATACCTGAAGCTGTGTGCTCTTGGCGCCACGGGCTGCGCGCTCGGCCCAGTAGCGATTTCTCGCACCAGACGCCAGATTTACTTTAGGTAATGGGACAGCCGACGTGAGTGCCAAATAACTAGTAAGTCCTCTCATGAATTTCTGAAATCTAGAAGGTGGCACTTGCATCTGGCGTTGCATTTCCGCCAAGTCCATCCGAGCAAGAGCCGCGCGTTTGCGGGCCGTCCGTCCTTTTCTCTTGGGTTTGGCCCGACGTGCTGGACTCGCACTTGAAGTCTTGGGCGACGCGTTTGGTGAACGACGCGCTGGACTCGCACTTGAAGTCTTGGGCGACGCGTTTGGTGAACGACGGCGGCCAACACTTGTGGAACGCTCGTTCCACCACGGAGCGTTATTCATTTATATTTTACTCAGAAATTAACGGCGCGTCTTGAAAGACTTGGCGTACTTGCTGCGGATCCACATGGCGTCCTGCTTGTAGATGCGGGACGCGCGGGGCAGGGTCCGCTTGGTCAGTGTGCTGATGGCGATCAGGCGGCGCATGACGGCCAGGGGCTTCTCACCCTTGCTGATGCCCATGCTGAGCGCCTTGTGGCGGTTGGTCTTCGCCTCGACTGGGTGGTAACCGTACTTGGTCAACATACCACCCTTGAGCTTACCGATAACCTTGGTGCTCTTCCCCGCGGCACCAACATCCTTGGCGGGGACGGCCGACACGCGGCTCACAGCCGCCTTGCGGACGTAAGAGTACCGGGTGCCGTCACGGCGGGTCACGCGGACGACGCGGCGAGTTATGCGACGGACGTGGCTGGAACGCAGGGCGGACTTCATTTACCCTTTATCAAGAAAAATTAGTGGCGTGACCCTTCATGAACATCCGAAGCTTCCCATCATTTGACGCACCAAAGTCAAACACGTCCTGGTCCCCCAGATCTAGGTCGAGGGTCGGAAGCTCGTACACGGCTCTCAATTTCATTGTGGAATAGAGAATTCCGGTGGCATAAGACTTGAGATCCGTGACGGGGGCCGGGCGGGACCACCCGAGCTTCATGGCCATGACGTCACGCCGCCCCAAAAATGGCCCCGAGGGCGTGGTCTCGGCGGCGCCGCCATCGATATATGTCCACTCTCCGATTTTTACAGTTGAAAATAGAAAAGGAATTGCGATCGTCGCACTGACGGCGTCGAGCACACTCAATTTAGGAGTTGAATTCACAGAAAAATAATCAGTCTTCATCAAGTCCACACAGTAGGCCGAAACGTGGAACTTGATGGGGTGCCAAGCGTATAGCTCTTCAAACGTGACGTCGGGTTTACCCGTGAATTTGGTACACGCGTCGGACAGGACCTTCCTAATTTTGGTAGGAGATACAAGGCCATAATTCTTCATGAAATTTTTCAAATTTGGTTTCATAATCTGTTTCACGGGCACGTCGAGAGCATAGTCGAGGACCTTGGGAATGTCCCCTTTCGTCGCGAGAAACAGGAAGCCTAAAAGGCCACCGGCTGAAGCCCCCGAGATTTCCTCGAGGTCATCAAGCCGTCCTTCTTGTTTTAGTTTCGATAGAACCCCTAAATAAAGGAAGAAGCCCATGGCTCCAGGTCCGATGGATAAGCACCGGACCATTCTATGATTTTAATTTAATAATACTGGGGGAACTGACCGCGCAGGAAGGCGAACAGCAGAGCGAACACCAGGGTGTGCGCACCCACAGCCATTGGCGAGGACTGGCCAGACATGAACAGACCGGCGTTCTTGGGTGGGATGGTCAGCAGCAGACCTGGGGTCAGCAGGACGAACAGAACCGCTGGCACGAACAGGTCGGCCGTGGTCAGGCTGATCTTCAGCACAAACTTGGCAATGGCCCAGTAGACCAGGGACAAGACCAGGGCGTGAACCACAGCCTGGACCAGCAGACCCGCGCCGGATGGCAGAGCCAGGAGCATACCTGGGCTCAGGACGGCGAACAGCACTGCTGGGAGGAGAACCTTGGGGCCGGTAACGTCAAACATCTTTACAAATACGCAACATATTTTTCGGCCCATCCGAAAAAATTTTCAGCCTGGACCCGATCGGAAATTACCGGGAGGTTTCCGATGAGGTTCCACATGATCACGTGATCTTCGACAGATGCTTGCTCCTGGAACCACTGAACGCGACCAAGAACAAGATCGACGAATTCTGGAAAATTGGCCCTAATGTTAATATAGTTATAATCTGCAAAATCACGGATCTTCATCCAACCATCGAGGAGCTCCTGGGAGTACATGTCCTGCCAGTCTTCTGGATGGAGTTCGGCATCGAACTCGTCCGACCCATCAGAGTCGTAAGCGAGGTCGTAATTGTACGCGTCACGCGAGTACTCGTCGTTGATACCCATTTTTGTTCTTAAATTATAAACGTCCCAAGGCTCTAAGCCTCGAGGAGGGCCTTCAGACCCGTCACCATGACGCCATCCGACTCCTTGACGGGCGCAGCGTCCAGAATGGCCTGGAACGCCCCCTCGACCTGAGCCTCATTTCCACCGAAAAATGTGCCCAGCCCCTTCTTTATCACCTCCTTCGTCAGAGACCCCTTGGTCTTTTTTGTTTTGAAATTGACCTTCACCTTGTCCTGAACCTTTACGGTATCAATCTCGTTTTCTTTCATATGCTTCGTCACAAACTTGCGAAGATCCTTCTCACGGTTGTTTAAAACACCGAGATCTTTGCGAGCTGCGGCCAACTGGGCCTTGAGGGCGACCCACTCGGTCATGGCTGCTTTAAAGTCCATATTTAGTAACTACGCGGTAGTTATTTGTGCGTAGCTTGACGCAACTTATCATCACAAAGCCTTCGGCTTACTGATATTCAGGCGAAATCTCAAACTTGGGACGCATGGTGTCGGGGGGAATCGTGCTGAGGTTGAAGATGCTGACTGGGGTGCGGGGGTTGATTGGCTCGGAGCGGAACTGCTGGTTGGCGTTGCGCAGAACGCCACCGACCGTCTCTGGGTAACCAATCTGGCTGCGTGGGTCCAGATAGTTCTGACCCGACATGATCTTGTCTGGGCTGAACTGGCCAAAGTCCTCCGTC